GACCCGGACTTAGGAACGGTTCCTATTGGAGACCAAGCCCCGGTTACCGTTTCATCAGGAACGGACCCGAATATATTTTCCGCTCAAGTGGAAGAACCAACTACTTTTTCTCAAGGAGGCGCAGCGATGCCCGGACTAGGATTTAGACCTTTAGGTTACTCAACCGGAACAGGCCCAAGAGGAGTGGAAGATGACTACATCGGTAACGTAATCTCTGAGTTTAATAATTTATTTACTAATGAACAGATGACAGATGTAGTTGACCTTGTGAATGCTAATCCAAAGGTTTTTTTCGCAAGGGACCTTGATCCCATGGTGGCCAATATTATTCAATATTTAGTTACGGAGGGACATGTGAAACGCCCACCTACTGCGGACCAAATTACTGCGGAAACAGAGCGAGTAATAGCGCCTCCCGCTCCTGTGGGTGCAGGAATGGATATGCCTTATCCACCTGAAGATCTCACAGACACATTTTCAGCACTAATTAATCCACCACAGGGTACTTCTCCTGTTGGAGCACAGTATCAAGCCGGTGGACACGTGGGCCGTGGTACGATGGCCGGTGAGCTGGGAGGCCGGGGTGATTTGTCTGTCCGTCAGGCTGGCGAGACGATGCAGGAAAGATGGAAACGGATGCACGGCTATGCCGGTGGTGGCTATGCTTCCCGTGGAACGGTGGCCGGTGAGCTTCCCCGGTATGGCCACATGAGTGTCCGGGAAGAAGGCGAAAGCATGGGCGAGCTGGCAAAGAGGCACCGGGATCAGGACTGGTATAACCGCATGGGCGGTGGACTTGGAAGCTTTCGCAGAAGGATGGCGTAAATATGGCACCTCCTAATTTACCACGCAGCAATTTCGGAACTGCTTCTCTTATTGAACGGAAAAACGCTCTTCCTCCTGTAGATGTAGGGGAGGGGGCAGATGCAGAAGTTGTCCTTGAAGAAGAAGAAGGTATTGTAGAAGGTCCCGGACTTAACATTGAAATGGAAGAAGACGGAGGGGTAGTTGTTGACTTTGACCCGCGTGTAGAACGGGAGGATAGCGGGGATTTTTACGAAAATCTGGCGGAATTATTATCTGATCAGGAAATGTCTAGGATTTCTTCCGAACTTGTAGATGAGTACGAGACCAACAAGAATGGCAGGAAGGATTGGGAGGAAGCCTATAGTACCGGACTTGAACTACTGGGCTTTAAATACGAAGACAGGGCCGAGCCTTTCAGAGGAGCGACCGGAGTAACGCATCCTCTTCTGGCTGAGGCAGTAACCCAGTTTCAGGCGCAAGCTTTTAACGAGCTGCTTCCTGCCGGAGGGCCGGTACGCACAGAGATTATTGGCAAGGTAACACCGGAAGTAGAGGATCAGGCAGATCGCGTCCGCCACTTTATGAATTATCAGATTACGTGTGTAATGAAAGAGTACACACCTGAGTTTGACCAGATGCTGTTTTATTTACCGCTGGCTGGCTCTACCTTCAAGAAGGTGTATTACGATGATTTCCTGTGTCGTGCGGTAAGTAAGTTTGTTCCTGCTGAACAGCTTATAGTTCCCTATACGGCGACGGATTTGGAAACCGCCGAGAACGTAACTCATGCTATTCAGATTACCGAGAATGAACTACGCAAGAAACAAGTCGCAGGTTTCTATAGGGATATAGAAGTTAGTGCGACTCAAGCGGACCCATCTAACGTACAGGAAGAGATGGACAAGATAAGCGGCATATCGGCTACTTATCTGGATACCGATATCACTTTATTGGAATGCCACGTATATCTGGACATACCAGGTTTTGAAGACAAGGGAAATGGCGGGGAGCCTACAGAAATTAAACTTCCTTATATTGTCACTATTTCTGAGAACAACGGTAAGGTTTTAAGTATCAAACGAAACTGGCTGCAGGACGATCCTGATAAAAGAAAACGCCAGTATTTTGTTCATTTCAAATTTTTGCCGGGTTTTGGGTTTTACGGTCTTGGTCTCATCCATATGATTGGGGGACTGAGTCGAACGGCGACGGCAGCACTGCGTCAGCTCATAGACGCCGGGACCTTGTCCAACCTCCCTGCAGGGTTCAAGGCGCGGGGCCTCCGTATACGGAACGACGATGAGCCGCTGTCGCCGGGAGAATTTAGAGATGTAGACGCACCGGGAGGCGTGATACGGGATGCATTAATGCTGCTTCCGTACAAGGGTGCGGATCAAACATTATTTCAACTGATGGGCTTTTGTGTAGAGGCTGGTCAGAGGTTTGCTGCCGTATCCAACTTGCAAGTAGGGGATGGAAACCAACAGGCAGCGGTGGGCACAACAATTGCACTTCTTGAACAGGGTGCGAAAGTTATGTCCGCAATTCACAAGCGTCTGCATTATGCACAGAAGGAAGAGTTCTATCTTCTGTCGTATGTTTTTGCTGATTACCTTCCACCTGAGTATCCCTACAATGTAGTGGGTGCGGAACGTACAGTTAAAGCGGAGGATTTTGATGACCGCGTCGATGTTGTACCTGTATCTGACCCGAACATTTACTCCATGGCGCAAAGAGTCGCGCTCGCACAAACCGAACTTGAACTCGCCCAGTCCGCCCCCGATCTTCATAATTTATATGAAGCATACCGGCGCATGTATAAAGCGATTGGTGTCAAAGACGTGGATGCGATTCTCAAACCTAGCGAAGAAGGTGATCCGGTAGCGAAGGACCCGGCTCTTGAAAACTCAGATTCTCTAGAGAATATTCCTTTGGTTGTTTTTGAAGGACAAAACCATAACGCTCATATAATGGCACATCTTGTTTTTGGTTCGTCTACTATGGTGGGAACAATGCCGGAAGTGGTGATGTCACTTCAGAAGCATGTTATGGAGCATGTGTCGGTTAAATCCAAAGAACAAGTTGCAGCTCAGATGCAGCAACAGCTTCAAGGTCAGCAACCCACAGAAGAACAGGTTCTCCAAATTGAGGGAATGGTGGCGGAACTTATCTCTCAAGGAATGCAGGAAGTAAAAGCCATGAGCGCCCAAATAAGTGGTGGTGGGGAACAAGATCCGTTAATCGCCCTGAAGGAACAGGATCTCCAGATTCGGGCGCAGCGCGATGCTAATGAGATGGCAGTCGATCAGGCTCGTTTGGCTTTGGATGAACAAAAGGCCACCAATACAATGTCCTTGGGTAAAGAACGCATTGCTTCTACCGAAGAAATTGCCGCTGCTCGTATTCAAGCTGCTCGCGAGCGTGAAATTCTGAAACAGAACTCCAAAGAAACTATTGTCGTAGACCGGGAAAATAGGAGATAATCATGGCCGCTGCGAAAAGAAACCAACCTTCTGTCGGCAAAATTGCTAACGGAGAGGTTATTGGCAACCAAGGAACTGTCCCCTATAACGGACCAAAAACTGTAGCCACACCTAATACTCAGACAGGTATCGTAATCAAAGGTACCCAGAAAGGTGGGGGGAAGGCACTTCGCGGCACTTCCTATACATATGATTAAGGAGAACTTCTATGAATGAAGTACAACATTGGATAAAAGGACGGTTAACAGAACCGTCTACTTATGCAGCGGCAAGTGTCGCAGCGATAGGTGGTTGGGTGTTGACTGCACAGATGTCCTGGATCTGGGTCTCACTCGCTTTGGCGGCGGTTGCTGTCATAATGCACGAAAAATCATAGGCAATGGATCTTAATGGAATCAGGGTTTTCGTTAATCAGAGACTACTGGCACCAGGTGATGGGCCTGTTAGCTCTGGTTGTTGTAGCCGTAAAACTTTCTTCTAGCGTCAAAGAACTCCGTAAAGATGTCGATGATATTATTTCCAGAAATACATTTGTGGAGACGACTAGACTCAGGGCGCAAATAGATGTGCATGAAAAACAGATCAGTGCTTTGTGGATGTTCACAAATAAAATTAGAGATATGTTTAACGGAGGTTCTAAATAATGCCCATTGCTGCTCTTTTGCCCAGCCTTCTCCCCGTAGTTGGAGATGTCTTGGACCGATTCTTTCCTAATAAAGAGGAAAAGGAGCGAGCAGAAAGAGAAATAGCGGCAAAGTTAACTGAGCATCTGGCTAAGATTGATCTTGCTCAGTTAGAAGTAAATAAAGCCGAAGCTGCCAGCAGAAATATTTTTGTAGCTGGCTGGCGACCTTTTGTGGGTTGGACATGTGGGATGGCACTTGCTTACACCTACGTGATCCAACCCATACTTATTTTTGGATTGGCTCATTATGGATATTGGGTAGACCTTCCTCCACTTGATATGTCCACCATGATGCCGGTTCTTTTGGGAATGCTGGGCTTGGGAGGTCTTAGAAGCTTTGAAAAGTATAAGGGAATAAGTAAGTGATATGGACGGTATTTTTCTTGCGGAGCATTTACTTAAATCAATCCAGGAAAGGAGCCAAAGAATCACAGGTATGGTTCTGGGAGGGAATTTAAAAAATATGGAAGAGTATAAGCAACTTGTTGGTGCATTGGAGTCTTTAGAGTATATAGGACAAGAATTAAGAGATATCTTAGAAAAGGCGGACTAATGACAGATACAACCGTTTCTATAGACGAAGCGCCACAGGGAAGTACGGTTATTTCTTTTGATAAGGCTTATGTAAACCCGGAAGAAAAAATTCTTGATCCAGATAAGTTGGAGGAAAGTTCTTTAGACAGGCTTCCGAAACCTACTGGATGGAGACTTCTTATTCTTCCTTATAGGGGGAAAGGAAGAACAGAGGGAGGAGTTTTCCTTCCTGATCAGACGGTCGAAAGAGAATCTGTGGCAACGGTATGCGGCTATGTTCTTTCGGTAGGGCCTCTGGCCTACAAAGACGAAGAGAAGTTTCCTACGGGCGCGTGGTGCGCGGCCAAAGATTGGGTGATTTTTGGGAGATATGCGGGTGCTCGTTTTAAGATAGACGGCGGCGAGGTTCGTATCCTGAACGATGATGAAGTAATAGCCGTAATCCAGGACCCTGAAGATATCCTGCACTTTTAACATGGAGAGAACCCATGCCTGAACCAGAACAAAACTCTGTAGACCTTCCTTCTGAAGGACAATCAGTAGCGGTTGAGATAGATAGAGATGATACTTCTTCTGTTACAAATGAAGTTGAAGGTAGTGAAGAACATGAGGCATATAGCGCCAAAGTTCAAAAACGAATAGATAAATTAACCAAAAAAGCTCGTGAAGCAGAAAGGCAGCAACAAGCTGCAATTTCCTATGCTCAAGGTCTTCAGAAAGAGAACAGCACACTTAAAAGCCGTGTCCACAATTTGGATGTGGGTTATGTAAGTGAATATGGAGACCGTATCACTTCTCAAACTGAAGCCCTTACAAAAGATTTAGAAACCGCTATTGCTACAAATGACACCAGTCAACAAGTAGAGCTGAACAAAAAACTGGCTCAATTGGCAATTGAAGAGGAGCGAGTTCGAGCGGCCAAAGCAGAACAGACCCGGATGCAGGAAGCTGCACAACAGCCACAAGCAGCAGCTCCTGTTCAACAAGCGCCTCAAGTGCCGGTCAGACCTGATCCCAGGGCGGAAGACTGGGCGTCAAAAAACAAATGGTTTGGAGAAGACGATGCTATGACTTTCGCGGCATTTGGTATTCACAGAACCTTAGTGGAAGAGGAAGGCTTTGACACCAGCACTCCTGAATATTATGCTGAGATTGATAGAAGAGTTCGTGAGGCTTTTCCGCATAAGTTTAATGCTGAAGAACCGGTTACCCAACCAGGAGCACGCCGCCCTCAACAGGCCGTAGCCTCTGCCGTTCGTTCCAGCAATTCTGGACGCAAAACAGTAAGACTCTCTCCCAGTGAAGTTGCGATAGCCAATAAACTTGGAGTGCCACTTAACGAGTACGCGAAATATAAACGCTGATGGAGAACGACATGACTGAGAAAAAAGTTGATCGCACTC